GTATATTTTTTCCTGAAGAAGGAGGGGCACCGCATATGATTTTATTAGATGCTATACGAGGTAAATTTGATTTTCCAGAATTAAAGGCGGTTGCTTTAGAATCTAATAAATACTGGGAACCTGAAACAATTATTATTGAACAAAAAGCAAGTGGTGAACCGTTAACTCAGGAGTTTAGAAGAATGGGTATACCTGTTGTTCCGTTTGTACCTAGTAAGGGTAATGATAAATACACACGGGTAAATTCGTGTGCTCCTGTTTTTGAAAGTGGACAGGTATGGTATCCTTATGGTGAAAAATTTGCAGAAGATGTTATGGACGAATGTGCATCGTTTCCTAATGGGGCTCATGATGATTATGTAGACTCAACGACACAAGCTGTGCTAAGGTATAGGCAAGGCAACTTTATTGAGTTATACTCAGACTATGTAGATAATGATGATTTACCCCCAAAAGAATATAGGTATTACGAATGAGTGAGAACAGAGAAAAGAAATTAAAAAAATTAAAAATATTTGGAGAGCTATTTGGAACTCCAAGCACCCTGATGGATCTAGTAGATGCAGGCAAACCTCAAAGAAGACAACGACCAAGTGGTATGAGTGCCAGAGGCATGTTAAGGGAATTTAGAACTCGTGAACCTGATGCTAATCCAGAGTTTGATATTGTGGGCACACAAGTACCTGATATAGGAAAGCAGGCTCGCTCTGAAACTTTAAGACAGTTAACAGATGAAGAACCAAAAAAAGTAGAACCTAGATTAAAAAGAATGGCGGTGGATTTACAAGATTTAACAAGAACGCGTATTCCTGCAAGTAAAGGAACATTTGTTACTGTTAAAACAAAATTAGGGCGCACTAAAAAAACAAGGATTACTTAATGGCTGAAGAAGACATTCTGGAAGAAGAGCAACAACCTGTTGACGTGGAAGTTGAAGAACTTACTGATGAAGCTGTTGCACAAGAAACAGAAACTCAAGAAGATAATTTTTATAAAAATTTAGCAGAAGACATGGACGACAGAGCCTTGAGTTCTTTATCTAATGATTTGATTTCTGAATTTAAAAAAGATAAAGAATCCCGAGGTGATTGGGAAAAAGGGTATACATCAGGATTAGATCTATTGGGATTTAAATATTCTGATGAAGGTCAACCGTTTAAGGGAGCCAGTGGTGTAACGCATCCTTTATTATCAGAAGCAGTAACACAATTTCAGGCACAAGCATATAAAGAGTTGTTGCCACCTGATGGACCAGTACGCACACAAGTTGTTGGGGACACAAGTAAACCTAAACAAGAACAAGCTCAACGCGTGCAAGAATTTATGAATTATATGGTCATGGATAAAATGGAAGAATACACTCCAGAGTTTGATCAACTCTTATTTTATCTCCCTTTGGCAGGAAGTGCATTTAAAAAAATTTACTACGATGAAATTAGACAAAGAGCAGTGAGTAAATTTGTACCAGCAGAAGATTTAGTCGTTCCCTATTATGCAACTGATCTAATGGATTGCGAAAGAATTACACATATTATTAAAATGACTGAAAATGATGTGTTGAAAAAACAAAAAACAGGGTTTTACAGGGACGTGGAGCTTTTACCAACACAAGAAGAAGATGATATTCAAAATAAATATGATGAAATAGAAGGGGTCTCGGACCAAGGACCACGGGACTATCAATTTAATGTATTAGAAATGCATGTTGATTTAGATTTAGATGAGTATGAAAAAGATAATAATGAAAAAAACGTAAAAGTTCCTTACATAGTAACGATTGATGAGGGCTCACAGCAAATTTTAAGTATTTATCGTAACTTTTCACCAGATGATGAAACACTGAGACGCAATGAATATTTCGTACATTATAAATTTTTACCAGGATTAGGGTTTTATGGCTTTGGTCTGATTCATATGATAGGCGGATTAGCTAAAACAGCAACGTCTGCACTTAGACAATTGTTAGATGCGGGTACTTTGAGTAATTTACCTGCTGGTTTTAAGTCACGAGGACTTAGAATAAGGGATGATGATCAACCTTTTCAGCCAGGAGAGTTTAGAGATGTGGATGCACCGGGTGGAAATATCAAAGATCAGTTTCAAATTCTGCCATTTAAAGAACCAAGTGGTACATTATACAATCTTTTAGGGTTTGTAACGCAGGCAGGACAACGATTTGCCGCAATTGCTGACATGGCGGTGGGTAACGATGCACAAAACAGGGCGGTTGGGACGACAATTGCACTTTTGGAACGTGGTTCAAGAGTTATGAGTGCTATTCACAAAAGATGTTACTACTCTATGCGACAAGAATTCAGATTATTAGCTAAAGTTTTTGGTACATATCTACCTCCACTTTATCCGTACAATGTTTATGGTGGAAATAGGCTAATTAAGGTCGCAGATTTTAGTGAAGAGGTAGATGTTATCCCTGTTGCGGATCCAAATATCTTTTCTATGGCTCAACGTGTAACTTTAGCACAAACTCAACTGCAAATTGCTCAAAGTGCACCACAAATGCATGATGTAAGAGAAGCGTACAGACGTGTTTATGAATCTTTAGGTACAAAAAGGATTGATGAGTTGTTAAAACCAGAAAAACCTGTTATTCCAAAAGACCCTGCTATTGAAAATGCAGAAGCGTTACGAACTGAGGTACCAACTGCGTTTCCACAACAAAATCATGATGCACATATTTTGTCACATGGAGCTTTTATCCGTACTCGCATGGTGCAGATTAATCCTATGGTGTATGCTTTGTTACAAGCACACATTTCAGAGCACTTATCTATGAAAGCAAGAGCACAAGTTATCACAATAATCTCAACTCAAAGACCAGATTTACAACAATTGCAACAAGAAAACCCACCTGCGTTTCAAGTAGAGTTTGATTCTATGGTGGCTTTGCGTGTTATGGAGTTAACAACTGAATTACAACGTGCAGAACAAATGACAGAAAAAGGTGATCCATTAGTTGAATTAAAACAAAGAGAATTAGATCTTAGAGCAATGGATATGCAAAGAAGAAGTATGGAATTTGGGGTACAAGAACAAAGAAAGACAAGTGAGTTTGATCAGCGCATTGATTTAGATAAAATGAAACGAGAAGATGCAGAAGCTGCATCTAAAGAACGTATTAGAGTAGCAGACGAAAAACTAGGACTTAATGCAGTAAAGGTAGCTAACGATGCCCTTAAACAAAACAGGTAAAAAAATAATGAAGTCCATGAAGGACCAATATGGCTCGAAGGAGGGAGAACAGGTTTTTTATGCTTCAAGAAATAAAGGTATTTTACCTAAAGTGGAAAAAGCAAGTATGGGTAAATCGTTTGGTCCTCCACCAGAAAGAGGTCCACAGCCACAAGGTATGGATAACGGAAGACTCGTTGAACCTAAATTAAAAAAAAGAAAAAGGTATGGCAATCGTTCTGAATATTCGAAAACAATAAAGACTGATAAAGGATATACCAATGTCCCTTCAATGTATGGTGGTCAAGAATATAATGAAGATTTTTTAACTAAAATGTATAAAAATAATAAAATAGATCCTGAAACAGGTAGAAGAGTAAAAACCTACAAAACACTTGAAGAAGCCACAGTTGCAGCTAAACGTAGATCAAGTAGATTAAAACAGGGTGGTTTTAATCCAGAGGGTAGTGGTTATGATTACAAGAGAGCAAAAGAATTAAACTATAAAAAAGACGAAAAAGGTCATTTACCTACTAGGGATTATAAAACGGGAATGATTCTTAAAGGTAAAAAGCATAAAACTTTTTCAAAAGGTGTACAGGAAGATTTTAAAAAAGGTTATCAACTCAAGAAAAAAGGTGATCGTTATTATACTATTAAAAGTAAAAGAGAATTTAACAAATTAAGGGAAAAAGCTTCTTTACCTCATGTATCACAAAGTTTAAAATTTGGAGGTATGGGTTGTCCACACAGAGAAGTAGGTGTTAAAAGTGATATTCAAGGTGTAAAAGATATTCAAGTAAAAGGTAAATCATTTAAAGGAGTATTATAATGTTTCAAGCAATTATTGGCCCTGTGGCAAGTTTAGCAAAAACTTGGATAGAGGGTAAACAAAAAAAAGCACAATTAAAATCACAAGTAGAGTTGACTAAACTTGAAGCGACAAAACAAAAAATTAAACAAGATGGTACTTGGGAAGAAAAAGCAATGTCCGCAAGTGATAACTCATGGAAAGACGAAGCCTGGACCCTTACCTTCATTGCAATAATTTTTGCCTCCTTCGTTCCGGCTCTTCAACCTTTTATGCAACAGGGCTTTTTATTTTTAAAAAATCC